TTATGTTAAAGATAAGAGATAACAAATTAGTTACAACAGTTCAGAATAGAAGCAATGATTTACATTGGGGATTGCCTACTAATGTTTTTCAATTTTCTTTTATTTCTGAAATGATAAGTGCTTGCTTAGGAATAAAATTAGGTTCACAGACTCATAATTCTCAATCTTTACATATTTATGATTGGAATAAGATTGCTCCTAAAATGTTAAAATATTTTGATTATGATAATGTAAGTAGTGTGAATCTTCTTAAACACAATGAATTATATCACTTAGGAGCCAAAGAATTTAAGATAGATTTTAAATTTAAGCATGGTGTCCCAGTAAATAGATTAAGAGAGATAGATTTTTATTTGAATATCATAATAGAAAATCTTACATCGATAGCTTTACAGAATAAGTATGATATTAATATGATAAAAGAGCTATCTGGTTTTTCTAATTATTTATATGTTATATTTTTGTATTTAAAGGTTTATATTGAATATAAAAAAGATATAAAAGATAAAAATGGGCAAGATCATACTAATGAAGCTTCTACTGCAATAAGAAAAATAGAAGATATAAATTCAACTTCTAAAGTTGATGATTATTGGGACGTATCTTTGTTAGCTAAAAATTTCTTTGCAACAAAGATAGATGGATATAAGGATAATATTCTAGGAAATTTATGATTAATGTTATTAGAAGATTGGTGTAAAATAAACAAATTAGCAATATCGGAATCTAAAATATCTGATTCTGATATTGTTAGTATTGACGACGTAGGTAAATTTCTATATCTTCATTCATTTGATGGAAATGTTATAGATGAAGATTTTTCTTTCATCTTATCAGATGAAGAGTTTGATTTATTGGATGAAGGAAAAGTTAATTATATTCTATTTGAATTCGGCGGAAAATATTATTATTCTCCTTTGAAGAAAGATAAGAATAATTATAATGAAATTATTTATAAACCGGAATTTAATGATTTTAAATATCTAGGAAAATCTTCTGAAGAGCATATAGCTGACTTTGTTCATTTAGGAGTACACGATGAATACGAGTTGATGAATGGAAGTAGTTCGTGTGAATTGTGGGCAAAAAAGGCTAAATTTTTAGGAATGAAAACTCTAGGAGTTTGTGATAAGAATGTATTAGCAGAAACTCTCAGTTTTCAGTTTGCTTGTCAGAAATTCGGAATTAAGCCTATTATAGGAGAAACAGTTACTGTTGCAATAAATTATAAAGAGGATAAAGAATTACAAGAAACGTTTGATGTAAAACTTTATTGCTTGAATGAGATAGGATGGAAGAATCTTCTCTTAATATCTAAAAAGATTAATGTAGATTATGATAAATTTATTCCAGATTATGAACTTTATAAATTAGGAAAAGGACTATGTATAGTAATTCCTAAGGAAAGTGAGTTTAATTATTATATCAATGATAAAGAATATGTGTTAAATTTGATAAAAAAATATAAAAGAAGTTTTGAAAAGGTATATTATCAGATAGATACAGTTGAATATGTATCTAATCAACTTTTTAAAGAGCATTTATCTAATATAGATAAGTATATATGTCTATACAAAGATAAAGTCAAACCCATCTTAATAAATGATAGTTATTATTTAGACGAAGAAGAGCATGAACTTAAATCTTATTTGAATAAAGATAGTGGCGTTGTAAATCCGGAGTCTGAAAATCAATATTTTAAAAGTTTAGGTGATACCTTAAAATCTTATGATGAATGGTTAGATGATACTTCAGCGTTATTAAATATAATTTTAGAAGGGGCCAATAATACTGTTAAATTATCAGAATGTTGCAATTTTGCGATAGATACATCAGAAAGAAAGATTCCTAAATTTGAAGTTAAGGATCCTGAAGGATTATTTTTTGATCTTCTTGAAAAAGGAATTCAAAAAAAGTTAGTTGGAAAAGTTGATAATATGGATGAATATATGCAAAGAATACAGTTGGAATGTAACCTTATTGTTCCTAATGATCTTTGTTCATATTTTTTGATCCTTGTGGATATCATTAATTGGAGTAAAAATCAAGGAATAATGATTGGTCCTGGTCGTGGTTCTGCTTGTGGAAGTTTAGTAGCATATTGTTTAGATATAACACAAATAGATCCAATACCATATCATCTATATTTTGAACGTTTTTTAAATGCGAGTAGAGTTTCAGCTCATAATGCTTATCACTTAAAAATGATTGATGGTAAGAATATAACATTTAGAGATGGTGATTATGTTCCATTAGTAGGAGGAAATGGAATATATGTAGATAAAGATACAAATTGGAATAATTTAGATATCGATATTAATAGGATTAAGAAATGAGAGTTAAGGATGTAAATATAACTAAATTTTTCACTGATTTACCTGATGTGGACTTAGATTGGGAACCATATGGTAGAGATTTAGTCAAAGATTATATTAAGAAAAAATATGGTTATGCCTATTCTTGTTCCGTAGGAACTTATACGAGAATGAAACTAAAGACTTGTATAAAGGACTTTTCCAAGATTAAGGGCATTCCTTTTGCAACTGTTAATAAATTAACAAAAGACATAGATGATCAAGTAGATTACACGTTTACAGATTTTATATCTTATGCTACAAAATCTAAACAATTATATAATTTTGTTCAAGATAATCCAGATATAGTTCATATGACGAAATATGCCTTAAATGTTCCAAAGGCAGAGAGCGTTCATCCTTCAGCTGTAATAATTGTTCCAAAAGAGAATTCAAAAGGAGAGAAGACTAATTTATTCAATTTGATGCCAATAAAGAAGATAAACGGTTTATTAGTATCAGAGTGGGAGGGTAAATATACAGAATCAGCTCTCTTTTTGAAAGAGGATGTATTAGGACTTTCTCAATTAAGTAAGTTTCATGATATATTAAATCTTATAAAGAAAAATACATCTAAAGTATTAGATGTTAATAAAATTAAGTTTGATGATCAGGAAGTTTTTAAATATTTTCAGAGGGGATGGTGTGAAGATGTTTTTCAGTTTGGAACAGTAGGATTGATGAATTATTGTAAACAAGTTAAGCCTACAGAACTTTCAGATTTAATAGCAATGACGGCTTTATTTAGACCTGGTCCAATGGATAGTGGTGCACATCTTGATTATGCCGCTATAAAGAATGGAAAGAAAAAACCTAAATATGATTATGGCATAAAAAATATAACGGAGGAAACTTATTCTTTGCTAGTTTATCAGGAACAAATGATGTCAATAATCCACCAATTAGGAGGACTAAGTCTTATTGAAGCTGAGAATGCCAGGAAATATATTAAGAAGAAAAAACATAAAGAATTAAATGCCTTAGGAGACCGATTTAAAGAGGGAGCAATAAGAAACGGTTGCCCTTCAGATGAAGCAGATAAGATTTGGAAAAAGATGAATGCCTTTTCTGGTTATTCTTTTAATAAGTCTCATGCCGCAGCTTATTCTGTAATGTCTTATTGGTCTCAATGGTTCAAAGTCAATTATCCACTAGAGTTTTGGACCACATCTCTTCAATATGCTAAAGAAGAAGATATTCCATATCGGTTAGCAGAAATGAAGAAGACTGATTCTGATATTGAAGTACGTCCGCCAGATATTAATTATTCTGATAAGAATTTTACTTGTAATAAAGAAGATAATCGTATATTTTTTAGTTTGCTAAAAATTAAGCATTGTGGAGAAAAAGCAGTAGACTTAATCTTACAGACGAGAAAAGAAGGAGGAAAGTTTTTCAATCTTGAAGAATTTTTAAGTAGAGTTCCTTCAAAGGTAAATAAGACGGTTGTTAAGGCTTTGATAATATCTGGAGCTTTTGATCTTATTGAGGATATAAGTGTAATAAAAGATAGAAAAAAAATACTTTCAAAGTATTTAATAGATATAAGAGGAGAAAAAGAACTTCCTGAGCAATATTGCGGAAGTGATAGTATGACAAACGCTTTCTGGATAATGGAACAGAAGAAGTTAACAGGATTCGGAGAAGTAGATTATGAGAATTATATCGAAAATCTTATTCCTAATAAATTATTTGCTAAATTATATGTAGATAATAATGAATTCAGTAGAGTAAAGGAAGGAAAGAAAGTTGTAGTAGCCGGAAAGGTTATCTATTATAATGAAAGAGATATAAAGAATGGCAAGATGGCGAGTTTGCAGATAGATTGTAATAACACAATTATATCTATAATAATATGGCCAGATTGCTTAGAAAGAATGACGGAAGACATTGAAGAATTAAAGGGTTCTGTTATAGCTATTAGTGGAATTGTAAAAAAGGATAAGTTTCGTAATGAAAAGAGACTTTATTCAGATAGTAATACAAAATTGTATGTTTTAATAAAATAGATTATTATGATTTTTGAAAAAATTTTTAAAGGAGAGTATTTAAAAAGGCTTGATAACATTAAGCAGTGGAGTGAAAAAGATGTTTTTAAGAAAGAAAGTGTTTCTCAGCACTCGTATAAAGTAGCTATTTTTACAAGGTTACTATTAGATAATACAATAGTAGTAATTAATAAAGATGAAATTGATGATAAGGTACAATTATTTGTAGATAAATTTATATTAGATTGTACTACTTATGCTTTATTTCATGATTGGGATGAGTCTTTACTTCTTAGGGATATATCTCATGAGACAAAGTATAATGATTGGAATGGAAATGCATTACGGAAAGAATTAGATTCTTTGTCACATCATTTAGCAATAAAAGAATTCAATGATGAAGATGAAAATTCTAAATTGGTTATTAAAAATATAGAATGTAATAATAGTAATATAAAATCTGTTGTTAAATTATGTGATTGGTTAGCGATGGAGTTTTATTGTGAAGAAGAAATTTTGTTAGGAAATAAGAATTTTTTAAAGATATGTGATTATTGCGTTATGAACTTGAATAAGGCAGCATTAAAAGTAAATAATATGTTTAGTTCTCTTTTGTTAGGAGGAATTTGTATAAATTATAAGACATTAAATTATTTAATAAATTATAAATATAATAGTGATGAGTCAAAATAATTTAGAGAAAGAAGAGCTTTCTAAAAAAGTCTTAGAAGAGTTTTCTAATATAGAGCGTAATGAACCAGATATGGCAAAGGCTATATCTATGTTGATAAAGCATATTAATGGAACATATTCTGATAAATATGCAAGGGGAATATCAAAGGGAGTTGATACAAAAGCAATGCTTTATGATAAAGAAGGAGGGAAATTTGTAAATACTTATCAAATAGCGAGATATCTTCAAAGATATATAACTTCTGGTAAGCCTAAAAGTTATTTAACAATAGATTTGTTTAAGATGTGTCATTATGCGATGTTTGAAGTAGTAAGAAGGATTAAATGCGGAGAAATAGATATTCATGAACCAAAATCATAAATTATGTCAGTAAAAAAAATAAGCATTGGAGATAATATTTATAGATTATCATATGAAGAATTTGATAATATAAATATTGATGATCTTTTAAAAATTGATTATTCAAACATAATAGGAGAATTAATAACCTTTCCTATCATAGTTAATAGATTTGGATTGCTTTTAGCGGATGCTGAAAGTCAAGTTTCAGAACTTAAATTAAATATTGATGTATATGAAGCAAAAATAAAGGAGAAGATTAGATTAAAGTTGACAGAACAGAACAAAGGAAAGAATCCTACTGTAGATGCCTTATCATCAGCGGTATTACAAGATAGGGGATTTCAAGCTCTTAGAAAGAGATTAATAGAGGTTCAAAAGATAAGAGATTATATGAATAGTGTATTTTGGTCGGCTAAAGATAAATCTGAAAAATTAAATAAGTTGTCCTTAACTATTCAGAATAATGATATACCTGACGATATATTAGAGGGAAAAATAAATAATATATTGATAAAGAAAGATAAAAAATTAATTGATTAAAATTTTTTAAAAATGAAAGATGTAAGTAATTTTAGAAGTCAATTTAAGGCAACTCCAATCAAAAGTTTAAAGAAGTCAATTGACGAAGATGATTCTATGCTTGGTGCAAATTCTAATGACTATTTATCATTAGAAGATGGTAAGACTATAAAGATAAGAATCTTTCCGGCTCATCCTGGAGAAGATTCCTTCTATGTTCACAGAAAGGCTTATTGGTTAACCTTTAATGGTAGTGATGGTGGTACTTATCGTGGTCGAGTAAATGATAGTCGTGTTCATGGCGGTACTAAAATGGATATTGTCGATGAATATGTAAAATTTGCTAAGAAAAAATACGCAAATGATCAAGAAAAGATGGATGCTCTTGTTGGAACTGGAGTTAATAAAAATTCTTTGAATCCTCAATATAGTTGGTTATGTTATGCGGATAAGGTTCATCAAGATGAACCATTAAAGGCTAAATTGTGGGAATTTAAAAAGATGGTTCGGGATGGCATGAATAAGTTAACCTTTAATGAAGATGAGGATGATGTTATTACTACTGATCCATTTACCGACCCTGATGAAGGATTGCCAATATTGGTAAAATATATGAAAAATCCTAATAAAAAGAAGGGAGAGAATTATTATGAAGTATCATTTGCCAAAAAGCCTATTCCACGTCCTTTAACTGATAAAGAGCTTGAAGAATTTATTGATCAGAAACCTCTTACTGAGATCATAGGAAAGTATGGAATAAAAGATTTTACTCATGCATTAGAGGGATTGCAGAATTTTGATGAAGAAAATGACATGGGACTTTTTGATGATGATACTTGGTTAGAAAAGGTAGAGGATGTTAAGGCTCAATATGATTCTGATGATTCCGAAGAAAAGAAATCTTCTAAAAAACATTCTGTTAAAAAAGCAGAAAAAGAAGAGGAAGAGGATTCTAAGGAAGATGAGGAGGAAGATACTTCTAAGGATTCAGAAGATGAGGAGGAAGAGGATTCTAAAGAAACAGATAAATTTGATGATATGGATAGAACAGAATTAAAACATTATATCCATATGAAAAATTTAGATGTTCATGTAAAGAAATCTATGACAGATGATGATATTCGTGATAAGATAAGAGAAGTAACAGATTCTAAAAATGAAGAAGATCCTGAAGACGAGGAAGAGGAAGAAAATGATGATTCTGAAGAGAAAAGTGGAGGAAAATTAACATTGGAACAAATTCGTAAAAAGTTAAAAAATAATTAATTTTAACTTGGAATCTATAGGAATTTTTTTTTCTTATAGATTCCTTTTTATTTTAAAAAATGAGTATAATAGATAATATTGTAAAAAAATTTAATAATGAAGACGTTATTAAATTTTCAGATAAGGATGGATTTAAGGAAGTTAATAGTTGGGCTTATACAGGAAGTCCAACTTTAGATTATAATCTTCATACCCTTGGATTGCCGACAGGTATTATTGAAATAGCAGGCAAAAGTCGTAGTGGAAAAACAACGCTAGGACTAATGTCTATGAAATATTTCATGAAAGAAAATAAAGATAATGGTATTCCGGTAATATTGTCTAGTGAAAATCGAGATAACAAGGATTATGCCTTACAGTTGGGACTAGATGTAAATAAGATAATTATTATCAGAATAAGATATGTTGAGAAAATGTTTATGATGGTTAAGAATTTATTAACAGAAACAGATGAATTATTTGCCGATAAACATTTAGGAAAGCCCAAGTTTTTCTTTTTATGGGATTCAATAGGGGCTACTCTTAGCAAATCGGAATTAGATACGATGGAAGAAAATACAGAAATTCTTTCTAAGAAGTTTGATAATGGTACAGATATTTCTGATTTAAAACATGAAAAAGTTGGAGCTTTTGCAAAATCAGCAAAGATGTTTGCAAAATTTATGATGGGAGAAATGTATACTCGTGATATACATTTTATAATGCTTAATCACCAATATGAGACTATTGGTGGATTTGGTCCATCTGTGAGGAAAAGTACGGGAGGAGAATGGGTAGAACTCTTGCCCTGTTTAAGATTATCTATGAGATTGAAAGGATATGAAAAAGTAGATGATGAAGAAGTCTCACAGTTAACAGAGGTAAAAGTAGTTAAGAATGATTTTGGTAGTCGTATAAAAACTACTATTAGGATTTTGTTAGGTTATGGTATAATTTTATCTGATGAGGATATAGAATATGCTGTTAAGAAAGGAATTTTACAAAAAGAAGGAGCTCGTAAGATAACCTTTCTTAATGGGAAAATTAGTTGGAAAAGTCCGAGAGAATTCTTTGCTTTGTATAAGAAACATAATAAATATCTAGATGTTTTGAATATAAAGATAAAGAATTCTAGACAAAAGGATCTTTTAGATTTAAAGAATTCATATTTAGATGAAGACGAAGATGAAGAATAATAAACAAAATAGACCTATTGCTTTATTAGTCAATGATATACATTTAAATAAAGATAATGGAGAACTTGTAAGAGATATTTTTCATCAGATTGAGAACATATGCGAAGAATATGATATAAGTAATATTCTTATCGGTGGAGATATTTTTACGAGTAGGAGCGGTCAACCTTTAGATTGTCTAATTACTTGGAATGATATAGTAAAAGAATGTTGTGATAAAAATTTAAATTTATTTTTAATTCCCGGCAATCACGATAAAACAAATGAAGATGATTATTCGAGTTATTTAGATGTATATTCTAACCCTAATATACATTTATATAGAAAAGCAGGAATAAAGATAATAAATAAAGATTTAGTAATTTGTTTTATTCCATTTTTTAATGATGAAAAGTGGATGAAAGAATATAGTAAATTATTAGATTTGATTGATTCTTGTGAAACAGATGGAGATATAAATTCAAATGCTAAATTAATACTAATAACTCATTCCGGATTTGATGGAGTTATGAATAATGATGGTAGTAAGGTTAAATCCATTATTAAGCCGAGTTTATTTAAAGATTTTAGTAAAGTATTAATCGGACATTATCATAACGCTAGCAAGATTGCTAATAATGTAATTTATACTGGATCAGCTTATCAGAATAATTTTGGAGAGACAATAACGGATAAAGGATTTACTTTAATATATAGTGATGCTTCAATAAAACATATTTCTTCAAAGTTTCCGAAGTATATAAAGGAAAAAGTAAAT